CCCACCAATGACAAGATCAGAGTTTGCACCGATCAAAGCATTTATTATGAAACAAAGATCACAATTAGAATCATTTACAGTTATCCCACCGGCAACAGAATCAGATGCTAGAGGTACAGCTAGTGGAACACCTACTGGAACTGCTAGTGCTGGAGATACATCAATAACTTTAGGTGGAACAGGAACAGGCACATTATTAGCTGGAGATTATATTAAGTTTGCTAATCATTCTAAGGTTTATATGGTCGTTGCAGACAATTCAGATATATCTACTGGAAGTCTAACAATAGAACCACCATTAAGAACAGCAGTGAGTGGAACAGATATTGTTTATGATGATGTTCCTTTTACAGTATCTTTAACTAACGATATTCAAGAATTTAATATTGGCACAACTGAATTATACGCATACGAGTTAGATGTAGTTGAGGTATTATAATGGCTAGAAGTTTAACGAGTTTAGTTAAATCACAACTAGCTGGTAATAAGATCAATCCAGTTACATTAGTTTATTTAAACATAGGTGTTGGGCAAAGATTTACAGATCATTACAAAGATATTAGCTATGATGGAAACACTTACACAGCATCATCATTATTATTAGGTGTATCTGATGTTGGAGAAAATAATGAAGTTGCTGTAGATTCAATTACAGTTGCTTTTACGGGTGCAGATCAAACCATCATATCTCTATTACTTAATAACGATTACATGGATAAAGAGGCAGAAATCTATAAAGGTTTTTTAGATTCATCACAGACTTTAATTGCTGATCCGTTTTTATTATTTAAAGGACGTATAGAATCTTTTGCTATTGAAGAAGATGCTACCAATTCTCAGGTATCTGTGTCTATCGCATCTCATTGGTCAGACTTTGAAAAAGAAAAAGGTCGTAAGACTAATACTAATTCACAACAATTATTTTTTGCTGGTGATGTAGGGTTTGATTATTCATCAAAATCTGTTCAACAAATTAAATGGGGTAGATCATAATGCAAGATATAGTTAATCTTTATAGACGTTATCCTAAGTATGACAGAATATCAGATGCAGAGTTAAGATTATATTTAATGCCAAGTATAAAATTAAAACAATGTAAGAAACATATTATTAATGGAGAGTTAGTTGGATTTACAAATTGGGCTTTTTTATCTGATGATGTAGCAAAAAGATTTAAGAAAGAAGGTTACTTAAATGAGAATGAATGGTTATGCGGTAATAATATTTGGCATATAGAAACAGTTTGCAAATCAAATTTAAAAGAAATGATGAAATGGACTAAAAGATATTTTGCAGAAATCTATGGTGCTGGAAAACCTATTAATTGGTTAAGAGTAGATAATGATTCTAAAATAAGAAACATAGTTAAAATTCATACAAGGAGTAGTTGGTTAGATGGGTAGTATAATAGGCAGTGTAATTGCAAGTGCAGTATTTAAAACAACTGCTGCTAAGATTATTGGTGGTATTGTTATTGGTGCAGTTGTATCTAAAGCTATTTCTTGGGTTAGACCAAAACCTGATTTACCTGAATTTGATCTTGCAGAATCAGAACAAGCACAAGGTGTTTTATTAAATAAATCATCTAACAATGCACAATTACCTGTTATTTATGGAGAAAGAAAAGTTGGTATTACTAGAGCATTTGTAGAATCATCAGGAACAAGTAATGAATATTTATATGTTGCAGCAGTATTAGGAGAGGGTGAAATAAACTCTATTGAGGAGATTTATATTGACGATAAACTTGTTACATGGGCTAGTGCATTAACGCATGATGCAACAGTAGAAGTAGATAGTTCAGACGCTAATTATTACAAAGATGGAACATCACATATTCAAGTAGAAGCATTTTTAGGTAAAGACGATCAAACAACATCAGATATTTTATCTGTATCAGATAATTGGGGAACTAATCATAGATTAAGAGGAGTTGCTTATCTAGCTTTTAGATTTAAGTGGAATCAAGATATCTTTGGAACACTTCCTGATATTAAAGTCGTTGTTAAAGGTAGAAAAGTTTATGATCCAAGAACAACAACAACTGCATATTCATCTAATCCAGCTTTATGTTTGTTAGACTATTTAAGAAATGACAGATATGGAAAAGGTTTACCTGATTCAGCTTTTGAATCTAACTTTCAATCATTCCAAGATGCAGCAGATGATTGTGAAACACAAGTAACACCTTATTCTGGTGGATCAGATATTAACCTATTTGAAACACACGCAGTTATAGATACTTCGCAAAAACTAATTGATAACGTCAAAAAACTTATCAATCCAATGCGTGGAATATTTACTTACAACAATGGAACATACATTTTAAAAATAGAAGATACAGGAACAGCAACTTATACCATTACCGCAGACAATGTGATTGGCGGAATTAAAGTCAATGGAGAAACAAAGAACAATAAATACAACAGGGTTATAGGAACATTTGTTAATCCTGATAAAGAATGGCAAGAAGATACAGTATCATTTCCACCAGCAGATGATTCTGGTTTACCAAGTGCAGATCAGTTTGCGACTATGAAAGCTGCTGATAATCATACAGAACTTTTAGGTAACTTTGATTTTCCATGTGTAACAAGTCCATATCAAGCTGAAGAATTATGTGAGATTATTTTAAGAAGATCAAGAAATGCTTTAGCGATTGAAGTAACTGTAACATCTGAGTTCTTAGATGTAACTGTGGGTGATATTGTAAATATTACTTATCAAACAGCATCTTTTTCTGCAAAGCCATTTAGAGTAATTGGAGTTAATATTAATGCAGACTTAACTGTAACTTTACAACTTACAGAACATCAAGATAACTTTTATTCTTGGACATCTAAGGCAGAAGCACCAACCATAGCTGATACGAATTTACCTAATCCTAATACTGTTCAACCACCCGCATCAGTAACTTTATCTGATCAACTTATTCAATATAATGATGGAACAGTTATTGTTGCTATGGACATTGTTATTGGTGCATCACCGGATAACTTCGTGGACTACTATCAAGTTGAATACAAACTAAGTACAGATACAGATTATAAAATCCATGCACAAGGTACAGGATTAAATCAAAGAGTCTTAAACGTGATTGACCAAGAAGTTTATGATGTAAGAGTAAAAGCTATTAATACTTTAGGCGTTTCATCTACTTATGTAACAGCACAAAGAACAATCGTTGGAGCATTAGCACCACCTAGTGATGTTGAGGATTTTGCAGTAAACGTGATTAATGGTGAAGCACATTTATCATGGACAGCAGTACCTGATTTAGACTTAGCATATTATCAAGTACGTTATTCTACATTAACTTCTGGTGCTGAATGGCAGAACTCGGTTAATCTAGTCCAAAAGATTGCAAGACCAGCGACATCAGTGGTCGTTCCAGCTAGACAGGGTAGTTACCTTGTGAAAGCCGTTGATAAGCTAGGAAACTTTAGTTCTAATGAAGCGATTATATCAAATACAATTACAAGCGATCTAAATGCTATTACAAGTCAATCTGAACACCCAGACTTTTCAGGTGCTAAATCAAATGTACTTGTAGATGATAATAGTTATTTAAGATTAGATTCTAGTGAATTGTTTGATAGTGCTACAGGTTTATTTGATGCAACAGATGGATTCTTTGATTCAGGTTCTACATCAGCAGATTTATATGCAACAGGAACTTATGATTTTGATGGAGTGATTGATTTAGGTGCAGTTTACAAATCAAGAGTAACCGCAAGTATAACTCAAAGTTCAGATAACATAGATGACTTATTTGATGATAGGGCTGGTTTGTTTGATGATCAACCTTCTAACTTTGACGGCGATACACCAGCAAACTGTGAAGCTGATTTACAGATAGCTACATCTGATGACAATATAACTTACACTGCATTTAGAACATTTGTTGTTGGAGATTATAATGCGAGATATTTAAAGTTTAGAATAGTTCTTAAATCATTTGATTTATCATCTACTCCAGTTATTGAAGAATTATCTGTTTCTGTGGATATGCCTGATAGAATATTTAATGGTAATGACATAACCAGTGGTACTGGTACATATACTGTTACCTTTACAAATCCTTTTTATAGTAGTAATTACGCAATAGGTATATCTGCACAGGGATTAAATACTGGCGATTATTATGAGATCACAAGTAAAACCACAGGTGGTTTCAATATAGCATTTAAAGATTCTGGCGATACAGGTGTATCAAAAACATTTGACTATATAGCAAAAGGTTATTAGAGAGATAATATATGGCACAATCAGATTTAACGATACAAAATCAATCCTTCCCTAGTTTTAGAAGTGATTTGAATGATGCTTTAACTGCATTAAACACAACTCAATCAGGAACATCAAGACCAAGTTCTGCTGTTGCTGGAACAATTTGGTTAGACACAACAAACGCAACATCACCAACTTTAAAATTATATGATGGTGGAGATGATATATCTTTAGCTACTTTAGACTATTCAGCTAATACAGTTAATTGGTTAGACAACACAGTTAGCTTTGATATTGTTAATGACACAACACCTCAACTGGGTGGAGATTTAGATGTTAATGGAAATGAGTTTGTATCAACATCAAATGGAGATATTGTTTTTACTCCAAACGGAACAGGTAAGATTAAATTTAATGATTTAGCTTATTACCCAGAAGTCGCAATTACATCTACATCAAATTCAGTAGCATGGGATTCACAAGCTGCACCTAATGCTAAACACGTTACAACAGAAAACACAACTTTTGCAGCACCTAGTAACGCAACAACAGGTTCATTTATTAGTTTAAATATTCAATATGGTGGAACGCATACAATTGCTTGGAATACAGTATTTGAATTTGCAGCATCAACTGCACCGACAGCAACATCTGTTTCTGGTCAAACGGATCACTTTGTATTTAGATACAATGGTACAGTATGGCAAGAAATGGGTAGAACCTTAAATATGTCAGCAACATAGGAGAAACAATGTACGCAGTAGTTCAAAATAATCAAATCACTCAATTTATAAATTATCCTAAATCAGTAGTGATTGGTGATGTAAGATACCCAGCACAGATATTTACTAAATGGTCTAAAGCTGAAAAAGAAGCGATTGGTATTTATGAGATTATTACAGATTCAACTAATTACAAAGACCCAGCTTATTACATTAACACAAACGAACAATATGATTTTGCAGATAACCAAGTAACTAAATCTTGGGGAACAGCTACACCTAAAAGATTAGAAGATGAAGATGCAGTAGATGAAGAAGGTAACCCTGTATTAGAAGATGGTAAACAAGTTATTAACTATGGACTTAAAACAGAAAAGAAAAGAATTGTTAAACAACAAGCGGCTGGTTTATTAACGCCTACTGATTGGGTGATTATAAAAGCAAAAGAAACTGGAACTAACATACCTACGGCTACTAAAACTTGGAGAGCAGATGTTAGAACTAAATCAAATGAAATGGAAGCTATGATTGATGCTTGTACTACTGTTGATGAACTAAAAGCACTTTATGAATATGTAAATACAGGAACAGAAGAAGATCCTGTAATGACAAGACCACTTCCTGAGTTTCCTAAAGAGGAAATCTAATGCCTCTTATTATTCCTAGTAATACAATATCTGCGGCTGGATATGAAATAGATAACAGTTTAAGATTTGATGATGGGAGTTCAGATTATTTAGAAAAAACATTTTCAACTTCTTCAGATGATATAGATGTATGGACTTTTAGTGTATGGTTTAAAAGAGGATTTATTGGAACTGCTTGGCATCCATTTTTTGAAGCAGATGATGGTGCTAATTCAGATACAATAGGTATTTATAACGACCAATTATATTTAGGTGATAGATCAGGAACAGCTAGTGTTACGATACCAAATCTTTTTAGAGATCCATCAGCTTGGTATCATTTATATATTAGGTGGAATGGTTCATTATCTGGTTTAAGTAATGTATTAAAAATTTATATTAATGGAATAGAAGCAACTAGTTTTTCTGCACTTGTTAATAGATTGTTATTAGATACAGATACTTTTAATTTCGGTGCTAATGTTCAAAAAAGAATTGGTAACAGATCAGCAGGATCGGCACAATATTTTGACGGCTATATGTCTGAATTTGTATTCATAGACGGCACAGCTTATGACCCAACATCATTCGGGGAATTTGACGAAGATAGCGGTATCTGGAAACCCATTGATGTATCTGGTTTAACCTTTGGCACAAATGGCTTTTATTTAGACTTTGAGAATAGCGGTAGTCTAGGTGCAGATGTATCAGGTAATAGTAATAACTTTACAGTAAACAATCTAACTAGCATAGACCAAACAACAGATACACCGACTAATAATTTTGCGACATTAAATCCATTATCAACAGTTCATACAGAAAATATTTCATCTATGTTATCTAATGGAAATGTAGATTATTCACCAAGTGGAGATTATAGCATTGTTAAATCCAATATACCTTTTGGAACTACAGGAAAATGGTATGTTGAAGCAAAAATTAATACAACCCCAGGGGGTTCTGGTGGTTTAGGAGTGCAAAGATTACCAGCAACTTCTTATTCTACAAATTCTTATTTATCTTATCAATGTAATGATTATTGTTACTCTTATCAGGGTGGTGGAAAAATAGCAAAAGGTAGTGCAAGTTCCACAACAGTAGCTAGTGGTTTAGAAGTATTTACTGCTGGTGATATTATAGCTATGTTGTTTGACGCAGATAATAATGAAATTAAATGGTATAATAATGATACTTTAATTTATACTTTAGATTTATCTACTGCACCTGACGGATATTATATTAATGATGGTGAATGGGTTTTTGCTTATATGGGTTATAGTGGTAATGGTACAATTAACATAAATTTTGGAAACCCAACAATCACTATCTCATCAGGAAACAGTGATGCCAATGGTTATGGGAATTTTGAATATAGTACAAAAGATGGTTATGCACTCAACACAAAAAATTTAGCAGAATACGGATAATATGATAAAGGATTTAATATGAGTTACACAGACGGACTAGATAAGCCAAACGAATACTTCAACACTGTCCTGTACACAGGTACAGGTGCTACACAAAGTATAAGCGGAGTCAACTTCAAACCAGATTTCGTTTGGATTAAAAGAAGAAATGGTGCTGCTGGTCACATGTTACAAGATGTTGTCAGAGGATCAACAGAAAGATTAAGATCAGATAATACTGATGCAGAAATTACAACAGCTACAGCCGTTACATCTTTTGATAGTGATGGTTTTTCACTTGGTGCTGAAGGTGGAGTAAATACTAATACTGCAACTTACGCATCATGGAATTTTCTAGCTGGTGGAACAGCTTCATCAAACACAGATGGAAGTATCACATCAAGCGTATCAGCTAATACTACAAGTGGATTTAGTATTGTGTCTTATACGGGTACAGGAAGTAATGCTACTGTTGGTCATGGTTTAGGAGTTGCACCTTCAGTGATTATTACTAAAAATAGAAGCACAACAAGTAATTGGTTAGTATATCATCACAAAAATACATCTGCACCACAAACAGATTATCTTTCTTTAAATTTAACATCTGCTACGGCTGATTTAAACACCCCATGGAATGATACAGCACCTACTTCAAGTGTTTTTAGTGTAGGTACAGCATCAGGAAGTAATGGTTCAGGTAATGATATGATTGCCTACTGCTTCGCAGAGAAAAAAGGATTTAGTAAGTTTGGTTCTTACACAGGTAATGGAAGCACAGATGGTACATTTGTTTATACTGGGTTTAAACCAGCTTTTATTATAGCAAAAGTAAGTGATGGTACAGGTTCATGGTTAATGCATGATACAACTCGTGATATTGATAATCCAGTAATAGAAGATTTATACCCAAATCTTTCTAATGCTGAAACTGGGAACACAAGATATGATATTTTATCTAATGGCTTCAAGCTAAGAAACACTTTCACCAATTCAAACAACTCAGGTAGCACATACATCTACATGTGCTTTGCATCTAACCCATTTGTAACTTCTACTGGCGTACCAGCTACAGCCAGATAATACTTGCATTTATATTGCAACGCACTATATACCATTTAACAAGGAGTTAAAAATGATTCCGTATAATGAAAGTGAATGGGAATGGATTACAAAGCAGTAAAAGATTATTGGACTAAGTTCTTTAATGATTGGCAAAAAGACGTTAAAGAAAGTCAAAAAGAAATCTTGAATTATTGGACAAATTTTTTTAAGAAATAAAAATAGGTAGGCACTAACAAATTTAACAAGGAGAGTGCCGTGAACTCAAAGGACTTTACTAAATATTTACAAGAACAATTAAAGAAATGTTTATTTGATAAACATAATAAGCATCATTCTCTAAATAGACAATCACGTCCACGTGCAAAAGACAATATCATTAATCCTAAATTAAAAGGCATCTAATGAAAAGGTGGTTGTGTAAAAAGCTACTACCTATTATTGCTAGACTTGAAAATAAGCTATGGCGAGTTGTTTACGTTAAAAAAGTTGATACTAGATCATTTAACAAACATCTTATGCCAAACAAAGATGATTTTAGTAATTGCGTAGTTAATGATGAAAAGGATTATACATGAGTGATGAAGTTATAAAAGAAAAGATTGATAACCTAGAATCGCAAGTTCTACATAAATTGCGTAATAATGAAAACCAATTAAGGTTTATTTATGACGAGATCAAAGACATACAGAATAGAATTAAATATATTATCATAGGACTATTAGCTGGATTTGCATTAATCAATTCTGGTGGTATGGAATTTTTAAAGAGTTTAATGTAATGAAAATAGATTTTAAATATATCGCTGGAATTTTAGGAACGATTTTATTAGGACTATCTACTTGGACACTAGTTTCAATCGTGGACTTGAAAGAAAGTAATTCTTACATTAAAGGTGAACTGTTCGGTATTAATAAAGATATTGGACGAGTTTATAATTATATTAATAGCAAATGAGTTGTATATATAAATTGTGGTCAAAGTTAAAATGCTGTTTACGTGATGGCTGTAAATGCGTGAAACTTAACAAGCCTAGACCATCACCCGCAAATCCTAATCCTCAAATAGAAGCAAACCCTTTTAAACATATATTATAATGGCTAAGAAAAAAGGAAATGTCTTTGGACAGACCATTGTTTATGAAAAGAAAATTCGTGGCACATCTATTGGAAAAAATCCTAAAAAAGTTAAGACCATGAATAAGCATAAAAGAAAAGGCAGAACTAAAAAACAAATGCGTTCACGTGGTCAAGGAAAACCAATTTGACATAAAAGTCAAATACTCGTAATAGGAAACATGGCTAGAAAACAAAAAACAGCAACAGATGTTAAAATTGATACGATCGCAAGAGAGATCAAAGAACTAAAAGAAGAAGTTAAACAACTTAATAAAACAGTTTCTTTTGGTCGTGGGGCAGCGTGGATATTGCTGGTTATTGGTTCAATAGCTGCTGGAGTATATAATTTATTTACTAGATAATTTATGTCTAAACATAAACGCATCTTAGTCATATCTGACTTACACATTCCCTATCATAGAAAAGATAGTTTTGATTTTTTAAAAGAAATTAAAAAACAATATAAACCTGATACTGTTATAAACATTGGTGATGAGATTGATTGCCATGCTTTATCATTCCACGATTCAAACCCAGACTTACCTTCTGCTGGACATGAATTAAGTATAGCTAAAGAATACATCAAAGAACTAGAAAACATATTTCCTGAAATGACTTTGCTAGACTCTAATCATTCTAGCTTAATTTATAGGCGTGGTATTAAGCATGGAATACCAAGAGGATTTCTAAGAGAGTATAATGATTTTTTAAATGTTAAAAAATGGAACTGGGTAGATGATTTAGTTCTTACCTTACCTAACAAACAAAGATGTTTATTTACACACGGAAAAAGTGCAGATGTAATTAAAGTATCGCAAATTCATTCTATGAACTGCGTTCAAGGTCATTTCCATAGTAAATTTAGAATTGATTATTGGGCTAATCCTGATAACCTTTTATGGGGTATGCAAGTGGGTTGCTTAATAGAGCAAAAGAATATGGCTTTCCATTATGCCAAGAACTTTAAAACAAAGTTTGTAATGGGCTGCGGAATGATTATTGATAGCATACCAAAGTTAATGCCAATGGTATTAGACGATAAAGGTAAATGGATTGGAAAGATCGTATGAGTTTAGAAAACTTAAAAATAAGAATCAAACTACATGAAGGCTTTAGAGATACTGTTTATATGGACAGCTTAGGTAAAGCGACTATTGGCTATGGTCATTTAGTAACTTACAAAGATAAGTTTGAAGAAGGTAAAAAATATTCAAAAGAATTTCTAGATGAGTTATTTGAGGACGATTTTAAAAACGCAGTAGATCAAGCAGACTATTTTATTAAAACCAACGAATTAGAAATATGTGATACCGCTAGAGAAGTTATTATTGAAATGGTTTTTCAGTTAGGTATTGGAAACGTCAATAAGTTTAAAAACATGATTAAAGCATTACAAGAGAAGGATTATGTAACTGCTGGTGATGAGATGATACAATCTCGTTGGTATAAACAAACCAAAGAAAGATGCCAGAAACTTGCAGACATAATGAGGAAGTGTGAATCCTAAAGATAAACAGGTCGGTGGTAGTCATTACCAATTAGAAATCCAACCCACAGAATACATCTATAAAAACAATCTTGATTATCTATCAGGCAACGTGGTAAAATATATTACTCGCTGGAATAAAAAGCATGATTGCTTAGATAAACAGTTAGAGGATATTGATAAGGCTATACACTATTGTGAGTTATTAAAACAACTTATAATAGAAAGTGAAGATAAAGGCGATTAGAGTACCTTTTTTTTAACATCTGTATTCTAAAGGCTATCTGGGTCATGGTAAGGCAGATTCGTCAAAATTTGAGTGGTCTATGGCTTAAATTAGAACAAAATAAGAACGGAGTAATACCATGATTTGGAATTTGATAGGAATGGCAGTAAAAACAGGTGCAGAAGTCTATAAGAATAAAAAAGAATCTGAAAGACTAGAATCTGTTGCAAAAATGCAACACTATCAAAAAATGGCTGAAGGCAAGATTGAGTATCAAGGTAAAATACTAAAATCTCATAAAGGGGATTACAAAGATGATTTTGTTTTAATTGTGTTATCCTCGCCAATCCTGTTATTAGCTTATTCTGTATTTGCTGATGACCCTAAGATTAGTGAGAAGCTAGACCTATTCTTTGACAAGTTACAAAATATGCCTTTTTGGATTGTTGGACTCTGGGCATCAGTAGTTGCTGCGATTTATGGTTTGAAAGCAACAGATATCATTAACACCAAAAAGAAATGAACTACTTATACGTTACAGTAGTGATGAGTTATAGAAACTTGTCCACTTTTGAAAACGAGTTCACGGCTTTCAGTTTGGAAGATACTACTGATCTCGTAGCTACTAGAAACTTCATTAATAGCCTTAAAAGTAATAATAGATATGAGATTATTGCTTGTGAATACGAAGTTGAGCCAATGGAGTTTTCCGAGCCAACCGATCCCAATATAGTTAATACTGTTCATTAAAGAGGTAGAACATAATACTTATTACCTTCGTGATATTGTCTAATTTGTGATTTAGGTAATAGTTCCATGATCTGGTTAATTGTTTTGATAACCATTTTATCATTAAAGCAAAAGCAAATATAATAC